AAGGATGCCGCCTTCGCTCGCGGGCAGGCGTATACGTACGTCTATGGCGCCGACGATGCGCACACTTGGCGCTGCTTCACCGGCGGCGGGAAATCCGACAACGGCGTGCACTGCGGTTCGCGGTGCCTGATCTCCGACGCGGGTCCGTGGCGCGCGGTTGGCAGTGTCGGGCTGCGCTGCGTCTGTGACGCCCTGTGACCATGACTCCTGAAAAGGCCCCGCGACAGCGGGGTCTGGTTATCGTCAACAAGGCCGAGCGGCTGATCATCGACCTGGGGGCGCACATCGACAAGATCCCGAAACACCAGCGCTACCGCTACGCCATACGGCTAGAGGACGAGCTGTGGGAGTTGGTGCGGCGCCTGATCGAGGCAGCCATGAGCAACCAGAAAAGCAAGGTTTACCGTGCAGATGAACCAGCTGGCAGCAGCTATCAACGCGATCGCCGATCGCCGCGCGGTCAGCCGCGTGGACGGTGTGGCGGTCATTACCGTGGAGGAAGCATAAATGCAGGGAGTACCCCGCTATGGCCTGCGCACGCGGGCCGACTATGACCTGCTGCAGGGCCTGGCCACCCAGGGCGAGATCCGCCCCCAGGGCGTGGCCACGCTCAAGCGGCACCTGGAGGGCCTGCTGGCTGGCCGGTTCACCTACGTCTACGACCGGGATCTGGCCGACGGCGAGAGCCCGGACGGCGATATGCCCGACTACCGCGTGCTGAACGTGGAGGACGAGGAGGCCGGCACCACCCGGCGCGTGCAGATGCAGCGCATCGAGAGCCCGCAGGCGGAGATCTTCCGGCTGGGCTTCACGGTGGCAGAGGTCGAACAAGCAATCACTGATCTGGAGGCTGTCTGATGCTCCAGCGGACTTATGCAATCCCCGCCCAGGCGGGGGGATACTTCGATCTGATGGGGGCGATCGAGGCGTCCGGCGCCATGCGCCTGGGCGTGCCCGAAGCCATCCTGAACATCGGTGGTAACGGCAAGGGCTACGTGCTGGAGCCGCTGACCGACTGGGACCCCACGGCCGTGGCCAACCAGGACCGGTCGCTGGATGCGCTCTGAACGTGGACCAGCCGAGCGGGAACCTGTGGCAGCAGACTTCGCACTACTATGATCGATCCACAGCAAATTCGTGGAACAACGACCTGAACACCGGAAAGGATTCGGCCAACGACCACGGGCAGTGGCGTGGGGGCGATTTCCGCACCTCCTTTGTAGGCGGCAACTGGGACGACGGCGCCGAGGCCGGCGCCCGCTGCGTGGACGTGAACAACAACCCGTGGAATGTGAATAGCAATGCCGGGTTGCGGGCCGCCTGCGATTCTCTGTGATCTGCTTTCTGAAGATCTGTTTTGCAGGGTGAGGGAGCACCACAACCGTTCGTCCTCCGCCAGAAGCTGGAGGACTTCGCGGGTTACAGGACGTGGGCGACGCACATCAAACCGCGCAAGTCCAATACCCGCCGCGCGCGGCGAAGGTGTCGGCAAGCGCGGTGCCGGAAGACGCACGGGCGAGGCTATGCTCGAGGAGGCTCGGGCGTTGTGCAGAAAGCCGCTGGGCTGATGCTCGAGAACTAGCGCAATAAGGGGTAAGCCCAATCCCTTACCCTCCGCGCCACTGCCCCCCGCTGCGTGCGCGCGTCAGCATGGTCGCAACACGCTGACCACCGCGCAGGAGCTACCATGCCGCCCGACTATCATCACGGCGTTCGCGTCATCGAGATCAACCAGGGCACCCGCCCGATCCGGACCGTCGCGACCGCGGTCATTGGCCTGGTCGCCACGGCGCCAGAGGCGGCCGCAGGGGTCGCGGCCGATGCCGAGATCACCTTCGCCGCGGCGAACACCGGGATCCTCTACACCGCCGCCGATGTCGGTACCGACGGCAACCAGATCCGCATCCGCTACACGGATCCGGGCACGGCCGACGCGGTCCTCGCGGTCACGGTCAGCGGCAACGACATCACCGTCGCCCTCGCGACCGACGCCCAGGCCGAGATCACCAGCACCGCCACCGACGTCATGGACGCGGTCAACGCCGAGGCCGACGCAATGGCCCTGGTCACCGCCACGCTGGCCGAGGGCTCGAGCGGCGCCGGCACCGTACGCGCGGTCGGCTACACCGCGCTGACGGGCGGCGAGGACGAGCCCTTCCCGCTCAACACCCCGGTGCTGGTCACCGACGTCTACGCCGCGATCGGCGACGCCGGCGACGAGGGCACTCTGCCGCGCGCACTCGACGCGATCGCCGACCAGGCCACGCCGCCTGCCGTCATCGTCCGAGTCGAGGAAGGCCAGGACGCGGAGACCACCACGGGCAACGTCATCGGCACCGTTGAGGCCGACGGCAAGAAGACCGGCATGAAGGCGCTGCTCACGGCCGAGACCAAGTTCGGCGTGAAGCCGCGCATCCTCGGCTGCCCCGAGCTGGACACGAAGAACGTCGCCGTCGAGCTGGCGGGCATTGCCCAGCAGCTGCGCGCATTCGCCTACGTCTACGCCGCCGGCGCGGCCACGAAGGAAGACGCGGCCACCTACCGCGAGAACTTCGGCCAGCGCGAGCTGATGGTGATCTGGCCCGAGTTCGTCGCCTTCGACGTCAACGCCAACACCACGCGCACCGCGCCGGCCGTCGCCCGGGCGCTCGGCATGCGGGCCAAGATCGACCAGCAGACCGGCTGGCACAAGACCATCTCCAACATCCCGGTGAACGGCGTCAGCGGCATCAGCAAGGACTTGTTCTGGGACCTGCAGGATCCCAACACCGACGCCGGCTACCTCAACGCGAACGAGGTCACCACGCTCATCAACCAGGGCGGCTTCCGCTTCTGGGGCTCGCGCACCTGCAGCATCGATCCGCTGTTCGCCTTCGAGAACTACACCCGGACCGCGCAGGTGCTCGCCGACACGATCGCCGAGGCCCACATGTGGGCCGTCGACAAGCCCCTGCACGCCTCGCTGGCGCGCGACATCATCGAGGGCATCAACGCCAAGTTCCGCGAGCTGAAGAACCTCGGCTACATCATCGACGCGACCGCTTGGTACAACGAAGAGGTGAACAGCAAGGAGACGCTCAAGAGCGGCAAGCTGTACATCGACTACGACTACACCCCGGTGCCGCCGCTGGAGAACCTGCTCTTCCAGCAGCGCATCACCGACCGCTACCTGGTCAACTTCGCTGAACGCGTCGCCGCGTAGGAGGAACGATGGCTCTCCCCAAGAAGCTCAAGCACTTCAATCTGTTCGGCGACGGCAACAACTGGCAGGGCCAGATCGCCTCGCTGACGCTGCCGACCCTCGCCCGGAACATGGAGGAGTACCGCGGCGCCGGCATGGATGCGCCGGTCGATATCGATCAGGGCATGGAGAAGCTCACGTTCGAGTGGACCACCGGCGGCCTGATCGAGGCGGTCTTCGACGGCTTCGGCGTCAGTCAGGTCAACGGCCGGATGCTGCGATTCGTCGGCTCCTACGTGGGCGACGACACCGGCTCCGTCTCGTCGGTCGAGGTCGTCGTCCGCGGCCGCCATCAGCAGATCGAGATGGGCGACGCCGAACCCGGCTCGGACAACCAGCACAGCATCACGACCACCTGCAGCTACTACAAGCTGGTGATCGACGGCGAGACCGTCATCGAGATCGACGTGCCCGGCTTCGTCTTCGTCGTCCGCGGCGAAGACCGCATGGCGGAGATCCGCAACTCGCTCGGCATCTGAGCCGAGCCGCACCGCACCTCGAGGGAGAACTGAGCGATGAGCAATACCCCCAGCGACGGCGAGAACACCGCCGCGAAGTCCACGGCCCCGGCCACCGCGGCCGCACCCGTGACCGAAGAGATCACGCTGGAGAATCCGATCCAGCGCGGCGGCACCGAGATCGCCACCCTCACCGTGCGCAAGCCCACCTCGGGCGAGCTGCGTGGCGTCTCGCTGGCGGAACTGCTGCAGATGGGGGTCGACCCGCTCACTACGGTGCTGCCGCGCATCAGCCAGCCGAGCCTCACGGCCCAGGAGGTCGCCCAGATGGACCCGGCCGACCTGGTGCAGGTCGGGGGCGCGGTGACCAATTTTTTGCTGCCGAGGTCCGCGAAGGGCGAGACCTGAGCCTGCCCGACCGCGTCGAGGAACCGATGGCGGATCTAGCCCTCGTGTTCCACTGGCGCCCGGCGGACATGGCCGACATGTCGGTGACCGAACTGACGAGCTGGCGCGAGCGCGCCCGCCGTCGCCAACCGGATCCCGGCCGGCAGCGTAAGTAGAGACCCCCCCCTGGAGTAGCCGGTGGCCCGAAACCTCGATCTCAGCGTCATCCTCAAGGGCGTCGACAAGGTCACCGGCCCGCTCAAGAACGTCACCCAGGGCTCGACCAAGACGGCCAAGGCGATCAAGGCCAGCAAGGACGAGCTGTCCGGGCTCAAATCGGCCCAGCGCAACCTCAAGTCCTTCAGCAATCTCCGCGAGAAGTCCTCCGAGGCCAGCCAAGCGCTGAGCGAGGAGCAGGAGCGCGTGGCCGAGCTCACGCGCGCCATCGAGCAGTCCGACAAACCCAGCAAGCGGATGAACGAGCGCCGCGACGCGGCGATCCGAAAAGCCCAGCGGCTGAAACGTAAGGTCAACGAACACACCGAGGCACTGGAGAAGTCGCGCCGCGAGATGCGCTCCAGCGACCGGATCACGCGCGGCCTGGTCAATCAGATGACCCGGGGTGGTGATACCGCTCACGCAATGGCGCGTGCCGAGAAGCAGCTACAGCGCCAGATGGACCGCACCAACAAGACCATCGAGCGCCAGCAGGATCGTCTGAAGCGCCTCGGCAAGCTCAAGCAGAAGTCCATCTCGGCGCGGATCAGCGGCGGCAACTTCGCGCAGTCGGCCGGCGCGGCCGGGCGACGAGCGGGGCTCGCCGGCAGTATGGTCGGCGGCGCCATCGCCTTCGGTGGGCACAGCTTCGCGAAACGGACCGAGAACACCCGCCAGTGGGCCGCGCGCCTCGGCGTCGCCGCCGAC